GACTCAAATCCAGAATTACCAAATAAATTAGCAATACCTGTTCCTATTCCCCTAGCCATATTTATTCCTACTGCTTCAGTAACATGAACTACACCTTTAGAAACCATATTTTTATTATGAGGGTTACTTGTAGAAAACCGCTTATTATTAATTATATTATAACTACCACCTTTTTTACTGTTATATTTGAATTTTTTTAATTTTTTTGTTTTTTTTACCATTATACTATTTAACAATATTTAATTTAAAGTTTTTACCATAAAATTATCGCCTTTTTTAAATCCTATATTCTTATAAAAATCTTCTAAATTTTCATTACAATTCAAAACTATTTTATAACAATTCATATTTTTACCATAATCAATTAATTGATTTATTATTTTTTTTGATAATCCATTACCTCTATAATCAGGATGTATAACTATATCTTCAATATGTCCAACATTTTTACAATTTCTATAAAATTTAAAATCTATAATAATAGATCCATACCCTACAATTTTATTATCTTTTTCTATAACTAAATGTAAATCACTAGTTTTCAAATTATTATATTGATTTATAAAATCATTTTCAGAAACATATGATACCTTTGTTAGATGTGATAATAAATCTATAAATTTTAGTTTGTAGTCTAAAATATTTAATTTTCTTATCATTATATATATATATGTGCGGAATTATTGCTTGTTTAAATTGTAATAAACAAAATGAAATTCTTTTAGATGGTCTTAATCAATTACAAAATAGAGGATATGATTCTTGTGGGATATCAACTATAAATAAAAATACATTTAATATTCAAAAATACGCATCAACTATAAATAATAATGGACTAGAATTATTAAATCAAAATTTAAATTTAATTAATACTAATATAGGAATAGGTCATACCAGGTGGGCAACACATGGAAAAAAAAATGATATTAATGCCCATCCACATATTGATTTTGAAAATAAAGTTTCATTAGTTCACAATGGAATTATAACTAATTATTTATTATTAAAATCATTAGTTGAAGAAAATGGTTTTAAATTAAAAGGAGAAACAGATACTGAAGTTATTTCAAATTTAATATCATATGAATTAAAAAAAAACGATAATACATTTGAAGCTATAAATAAAGCCATAAATAAATTGGAAGGAAGTTGGGGGTTAGTATTTATGATATTAGATAAACCTAATAGTTTATTCGTATGTAAATCAGGTAGTCCACTTTTAATAGGTAAAAACGATAAAGGAATTATTATAGCATCAGAAGTAAGTGCTTTTTGTAATAGATGTAAAAGTATTATTTCATTAGAAGAAGGAGAAATTATTGAAATAAATTCAGAAAATATTATCTCAAACAATATGATTTCTAAATCAATATCAAGTTTTTTTAAAAATAGAACTACACTAAAATACAACGAACTTTTTTGTCCTAAAACACCTTATCCATTTAAACATTGGATGATTAAAGAAATTATGGAACAACCTATAGCTATTCTAAGAACATTAAATTATGGTGGAAGAATTTTTAATAAAAAAGTCGTTTTAGGGGGATTAGAAAAGGAAAGCAAAATATTAGAAAATAAAAACGAAGTTATTATATTAGGTTGTGGAACATCTTTAAATGCAGGTTTATGGGCGTCAACTCTATTTAAAAAAAAAAAAATATTTAATAATGTAAAAGTTATAGACGCGTCAGAATTTGAATTATATGAAATTACTAATATAGATAAAACTATTGTTATTGTTTTATCACAATCAGGAGAAACAAAAGATGTTCACAGATGTATAACTTTAGTTAAAACATTAAATATACCTATAATCGGTATTGTCAATTGTGTAGGAAGCCTTATATCAAGAGAAACAGATTGTGGTATTTATATTAATGCTGGAAGAGAAATTTCAGTGGCATCAACTAAGTCTTTTGTATGTCAGCAAATAGCATTAGTTCTTTTAGGAATGTGGTTTTATCAAAAAAAACAAAATTGGGATATATTTTTAAAAGAAATATTTTTAGAATTACAGTTTATGACATCTCATTTAGAAAATGTTTTATGTATAATAAATAATTTAAAAAATATCGTTAATGAATTATGTCAGCATAAATCTTGTTTTTTATTAGGTAAAAATATATATGAATATATAGCAAGAGAAGCAGCATTAAAATTAAAAGAAATAGGTTATATTCATGCTGAAGCTTTTGCTGGAGGAAGTCTAAAACATGGTCCTTTTTCTCTTATTGAAAAAGGAACCCCTGTTATCTTATTTATAATGGATGATAAATATAAAGATTTTATGTTAAGCACATTAGAAGAGGTAAAATCACGAGGTGCATGTGTAATAGTTATAACAGATTATAATATAAATGTTGGTGATCATATCATAAAAATACCAAAATTAAAAAATTTAGGTAGTTTATTATCTATTATACCTATTCAAATAATAGCATATGAAATGGCATTAAAAAAAGGTCATAATCCAGATTATCCTAGAAATTTAGCAAAAGTAGTAACTGTAGATTAAAAAAATAATTTTATAAAATAATATTATAATGGATAAATTATTATTAAATATATTTGCCACAATATTAGTTTTTATTTTGACTATATTTGCTATAGCAAATAGTGCTATTAAAAATAAAAAATTTATATGTAATAGATATATTTTGAATACTTATTTATATATCATATTAACATTAAATATTATTGCTATACAAGTTCTATTAATGAAATATAATAACATAAATTTTAATCCAAATTTATTAATGTTAATAGCAATATTTATTTCTACAATTTGCTGTATAATTGCTTTAAATAGAATATCTCCTAAGGAAATGCTATTAAAACATAGTGTTTGGATATTATTTATTCTTTTAATGGGACTTATGTTTTATCCAATGTATTTAATTTATTCTAAACAACAAGGTTTAATTATGAGCACTATTTTAACAACATTAATATTATTTTTGGGATTATCACTATTAGCATATTTAAAACCTGAATTAATTTCATTATCTTGGGGATCAGTATTATTTATGTTATTATCTGGTGGTGTTATAATTGAACTTGTAATGTTATTTTTATTACCAAAAAAGTATGTTTCAAAAAAAAGATTTAAAATGATGTCTTATTTTTTTATCGGATTATTTATGATGTATATTCTATTTGATACTAAAAGATTACAAGTTAATGCTAAAAATTGTATAGTTGCTGATTATATTAGTGAATCACTTAAATTATTTCTTGATATATGGAACATATTTATTAGATTATTATCATTAAAAAGTAATAAATAAACACACTATATTTATTTATATTTAAATAATATTTATTTATATTTAAATAATATATGTTTAATTCTAAAAAAAAAAAAAATTATAGAAATAAAAAAAAAGTTAAACATAAAAAAATATTTTATAGTAAAAAATCTGGTGGTGCTTATAGAAATAATAATAATCCATCAAATGAAGGTTATGGTTCACAACCTCTACCAAATAATAATAGCAATTATACAATAAATTCAGAATCATCTAATACATTATCTACACTGAAAGTATTAAATCAAAAAGAAAAAGATCAATTTAATAGAGTTATGAGACAATCTGTAAATGGTGTTAGAGAAATAAAAACAAAATTTCCAATATCGCATAAAAATATTGGTATTGTAAAATTACTATTCAAAGATCAAAGAGCAAATACTAAATTAGCTAAAAAATATGATAAAATTAGAAATGATATTTTTTATAATAAAATTAAACCACTTTTTGAATTTATTCTAATGAAATTTAATGATAAAGAATTATTAAAATATAAAAAATATAATTTAGATACTTGGGGTGTTATTCCAGGACAAACTTTATCAGTTCCAGCTGGAATACTTACTAAAGAAAAAGATGAACATCATGTCCTTTATTTAGGTTGTGGATTAATTATAGAAATAGGCAGTGGTCTTGATGCTCATCTAAATAAGTGGTGTTTTTCAAGTTCAGAATCTGGATATAAAACATATAATTTATATACTTGTGTGGGTATTAATACATTAGAACACCTATTATTAAGAAGTAATAATAATTTAAAAAAAGTAGATTATACTAATTTTAATTTACAAGATGATTTTCCTTCTAAAATTCGTAATATATATCAAATGGTTCTTAGAATATTAGATGTAAATAATAAAGAGGAAGTTCAATGGCCTTATAATCCGTATAGTGCTAATTGTCAACATTTTGTAACATATCTTACTTTTGGTGAAAAAAAATTTACACAAAAAAGCAATGTTTATAATTATGTAACAAATTCTTGTAGTAGAACAAAAAGACAATTTATTTCTGGTAAAGATTGTGTTTCTAATTGTATAAAAAAAACACCAACATGTAAAGATAAAGAATGTTTAAATATAACAGTAAGTGATTTAGGAATATGTAGAAATAGTAAAGGTGAATTAGCACCCCCACATAGAAAGTTACCTAACTTATTGAATAGTTATTGTTATATTGGTAAAAAATGTATATCTAAAAATAGTAGTAAATGTTTGAGATCTATACGAACAGAAGATGCTAAATATGGTTGTGAAAAAGGCAATGATAAAATTAATAAATGTATATACACAAATGACTTTCCTCCATATAAATAGGTATTTATTGAAAAAAAAATTTATTAGGTTATGATTAAATAGAGGTAATAAATAATTAAAAATATATTATATTATTGTTGAATTATAAAATTGAAAAATGTATTTAAAAATAAATAAATATATATATATATTATAGAATGCTTATAACCAAATATACTTCTCAATTATTAGGTATGGTATCACAAGCACAAACTGATAAAGACCTAGAATTAGAGGTATTGATTAAAAATTACGAAAATAATAAAATTACAAGTGAGATGTTTTACAATACTATTAAAAGATTAAAAGGTAATAGTAATATAGTATATAAAGACGAAGAAGAAATATTAGATATTATAATAAATGGACAGAATATAAGATTTAGTATAATAGGAAATGATAATATATTAAATTATTGCCAAACAAATGATATAAAATCAATTGATGATACAAATTTAGATATTTTAAAAAAAACACCTGTATCTAAAACAGATATAAATGAGTATAGAATAAGATTTAATTTGAAACGAGAAACTATATTAAATAAATCTAATAAACAAGTATTAGATATTATTAAAAAATGGACTTCATTAGATAAAATATTTCGTTATAAAAAAAGAATCAGTTTTATAACAAGTGATAATAATTATCAATATGATTTAACTGTATTAAAATCATCTAATAAAAAAAAAGTAAAAGGTAATAATACTTTTATTAAAAAAAAAAATATAAAAGATCATATGAAAAAATATGTGATTTCGCCTGACTACATTATTGATTTTGATGAATGGTTTGATTCTTTAAAAGCGAATGATAATGTTAAAATGATTGGCAAAATGAAAGAAATATCTATACCATCAAAAAATATTAAAAAATCTAATGTATTTAACAATGAATTAGAATACGAAATTGAATTAGAATATATTGGTAATAAACGCAAATCATCTAAAAATGATAAATCAGTATTAATTAGTATTTTACAAAATTCTATGTTAATCCTTCAATCTATTCAAAAAAGTTATTACATTATATCTGAATTTGAGAAGAATGATGTTATTTCAAACTATAAATCTATTATTGATGATTATAAATTTAATGGACCTATGAATGTAACATTAGAAAAAAAACATGTATTAGAAAGAAAATATGGAGATTATAATAATATTATATCTATAAGAAAGGGCTACTCTGTTACTGACAAAGCAGATGGTGAAAGAAATTTACTTATTATTAGTGATAAAGGTAAATTGTATTTATTAAATAGAAAAAATGATGTTAAATATTTAGGTGCCTCTTGTTTAGAATTAGCTGGAAGTATATTTGATTGCGAATATATTTTAAAAGATAAAAATAATAATAATATTAATTTATTGATGATATTTGATGCTTACTTTTATAATGGTATTGATATTAGAAAAAGAATTTTAAATAGGTCTAATGAAGAAAAAACTAATGAAAAAATAGAAAAATCAAGATATGAATATGTTATTGATGGAATGGAATTGTTTGATGTGAATTTAAAATTAGATAATAATAATAATTTGGTAATTTCAAAAAAAAAATTCTATTTTGGCGATGATGATATTTATGATTTGGAAAGAGAAAACGAAATAGATGAAAAAGAAGCAATTCTTGCTAAGATACAAGATAAAGAATCACAAGACTATTTAGATTTAAAAGAAGCTATAAATGAATTAAAAGGTGATACAAAAATTTTTGATCATTGTAATAAAGTGTATAAAAAAGATTATATTTATGAAATTGATGGTTTAATCTTTACGCCAAGAAATCTTTTTGTTGGTGAAGAACCTGGTAAAAAAAAGAAAAATATGTTTAATGGAAGATGGTATCGTTCTTTTAAATGGAAACCTCCAGAACAAAATACAATTGATTTCTTAGTAGAGATAGTTAAAGATCCGAAAGATAAAGAAAACGATGAAATAAGTTGGATGAATGATAATGGAAATATAATACCATATAAAACATTAATATTAAAAGTAGGTTATGATCCCAAAATTCATACTAAATTTAATTCATGTAGAGTATTAAATGAAAATTTAGTATTTGATTCTAAATACTCAAATGTTCCATTTAAACCAACAGATCCTTATATTAAAGATATACATAAAGCTTATATTCCATTAGAAGATAATATGTTATATACACTAGAAGATAAAAATATAATACAAAATAATATGATAGTTGAGTGTATATATGATCCAAATGAAACAACAATATTTAAATGGAAACCACTTAGAATAAGAGATAATCTTAATCCAAATGATTTTGTTACTGCTACAAATGTTTGGAATTGTATTCATAATCCAGTAACATTAGATATGATTACAACAGGAAATACAGCATCAGAGAATGATTTTGATATCTATTATAATAGAATAATGAAACGTGGAGATAGAAGTTCGGCACCTATGTATGATTTACATTCATATATTAAGAAGCAACTAATAAAAGATAATACTTTAGGTAGTAAAAATTTATTAGATATGTCTGTTGGTAAGAGTGGTGATTTAAATCATTGGATAGACGCTGAAGTTAATATGTTAGTTGGAATAGATATTTCTAATGATGGATTAAATAATAGTAATAATGGTGGTTGTAATAGAATTTTAAATAAAATGAGTGAAATGGATAATACTCAAATAGGTGAAAATTATATGATGATTTGGGGAGATACATCTAAAAATATATTAGATGCTAGTTGTGGTAATGATGCCTTAAATAAATATTATTTAGATGTAATTTATGGTAATGTAGAATATGAATCAATTAATAATGGTAAATTAAGAAACTTTTATAATTTAGGTAATACCGACGAAAAAGATGGTGGATTTGATGTTATAAGTAGTCAATTCTCGATTCATTATTATTTTAAAGATACAACAACAATTAATATATTTTTAAATAATGTATCTAAAAGTTTAAAAAAGGGTGGTAGATTTATTGGAACATGTTTGAATGGTAAAGAAGTATTTAATAATTTAAAAGATAAAGATATTATTTCTTCAACTGATGATGTTATATCTTGGAAAATAACTAAAAATTATAAACAAACAAAATTTAGTTCTACTGATGCTTCTTTAGGAATGGAAATAGATGTTTATAATGAATCTATTGGAATAACATTTTCTGAATATTTAGTTAATATAGATTATTTAACTAAAGTATGTGAAAAATATAATTTAAAACTTATTGAAACAAGCAGTTTCGAAACTATTTATTCAACTATTTCTAAATCACAATCATATGGTAAAATAAAAGATATGACAGATGATCACAAAAAATATAGTTTTATGAATAATTACTTTATTTATGAAAAAGAATAAAATAAAATTTAGTCATTTAATTGATTTTTAATTTTTTTTTTTAATTTTAAACTTTTGTAAAAAGTTTATTTTTATTTAAAGTTTTAAATATAATAATATGTATGAATCAAAATACCTATCTTTTAAAAAGAGATATTAATATAAATTATCCTAAACCTAATATATCATTGAAATTTGATAAAAATGAAGTTAATGATATAAATAATGTATATGAATACAATCAGTTAATTTATTATAAAAATAATATAGATTCACTAGAAGACACTAAATTATGGGATAGTGCTAAAAAATTAAGTAATCTTTACGAACTAATTTATTTACCAAATAAAAAATTTAAATATGATTCTGTTTCTAAATATGAACCATTAAGTAGAGCTTATTTTAAATTATTTGAAATATTAGTTGATTTTGATTTGATAAATAATCCAAAAATATTAAATATAGCTTCATTGGCCGAAGGTCCTGGTGGTTTTATAGAAGCGACCGTTAATTATAGAAAAAGAATAACAAAAAATAAAGATACTATTAATGCCATTACATTATATTCAACTAACAAAGATATTCCTGGTTGGAATAAATCTAAAAATTTTTTAAAAAAAAATCCAAATGTTACTATATCCTATGGAAAAGATAATACAGGTGATCTATATAAAGTAGATAATATTAAAGAATATGCTTCATTATTTAATAATGATGCTGATTTTATAACAGCAGATGGAGGATTTGATTTTTCATATAATTTTAATAAACAAGAACAATTATCTTACAGGATTTTATTTTGTGAAATTATTACTGCTTTAAGTATACAAAAAATAGATGGTTGTTTTGTATGTAAATTTTTTGATATATATACTGATATTACACAAAGTCTTATTTATTTGTTATTTACATTTTATAAAGAAGTGTATATAACAAAACCTAATACAAGTAGAGCTGCTAACTCAGAAAAATATATTGTTTGTAGGGGATTTATAG